GCTTCTGTGATTCTACATAGGTTGCCATCCCTATCTTCATCAATTTCAGCTTGCACTAACTGGCCCTTTGTGTAAGATACCCAAGACATGAACTCTGTATACAAATCCATTAGGTCACTGTCGTCTAGGTCGTCTAGGTGGTCTGGTAGTTCTGGTGGGTTGTCTGACGGCCTAGTAGGCAGGGAGAACTTACTCTTAAATTTGGAGAGAGCAGGGTCTCCATCATCTTTTGGTATTACTCTCAATTCCAACAAACTTTCTTGTAGGGGCAGTATTTACAACCGTTAGCCTTACTATCAGATGCCCAAACTGGGCGCTCTGGTTCTGTGTTGTCCTCTAAGTGTGCAATAACTTTGCTGCAGTTGTTAAGAATTGGCTGCATTATTTCTTCTTGAAAGGTAACAGTAAATTCCTTTACCTCTTGGGTGGGCTTCCACTCATAGATGAACACTATTTTGTCGTGGCCTGTGCAGTGCATGTAGATGTGGCCCTGACGGACGTGGGACGCAAATGGCTTTTTTATGTTTTTCCAAAGGCCGTCTAGGGTTAGTTCACCACTTGAGTATGCTTTGTACAAGTTTGGGTGATCCCACCGCACGGTGCCAAGGCCAACGCTCTTTATTTCAATAAGGGCTTTGCCTTCCCCATCAACCAATTCTCCATCCGCGTGACCGAGTATGCGAAACCCATCGTCACGTACAGGTACCTCGCGATAAAGGACATTACTAGAATTGCACTGGTGGCAAGAGCTAGGAGAAACCCCGTACCATACTTCAGAGCACGACGCACATTCCCATTTGCCACCAAGGATGCCAGCTTGGTGCATCCACTTCTGCCACTTTGCATGAATCGCATGGCCCTCCTCAAACACATTTAATCTAGTCATATTATATGACTCATCTGAGGCAGGATACTTGTTAATTTTATACCATGCGGCTCTAGCACACCAGTCTTTCTTTGAAAGCTCAGAGGGATGCAAGTGGTCAGTGTCTCTGTGTTGGTTTCTCTCACGGTTGTTTACCACAAGCCGCTCTTGTATTACTGGTAGTATACGACCTTTTGACTTTATTGATTCTTTGTAAGTCTTGGCGTACCAAGGTGTCTCTGTCACAGACGATCCCCGTCTACTCCTACCAACATTTGGAAGTCAGCCTCGTTAAGAATTACGTAGTGTCTGCCCCCAAGGTCAAACTGAAGCACTGGAAGACGGTCTTCAAGGACACCGCGCTGAGTAAGATCAGCCAACTCACTAGCCTTAATTGAGTAGGACTTTAGATTGTTTGTGAGCTTGTTCTCAATAAGAAGCTCGTGAGTGCGCACGTCGTTCTTTCTAAGCCAACCAGACCCAGATCCTGCGTTCCTACTGCCTTTGTACATCTTGGCAGAACGCTTCTCCTGCTTCTTGGAAGCTCTCATAATCTCACGTTGCTGATCTGCTCTGTCTTCTCTACCGAATATCATAGGAAATACTCCTTTGCTTTCTCTTTGAGTTCAGATTGTAGCCCCAAGTCCTCGCGAACTCCAAGCAATAGGGCATCTTTTCCTTGCCACTTTTGGTCTTTGTAGTTGTAGTACGCTCCAGCTCTTGTGATTATGTCTGTTGCAATACAGATGTTAACAATGTCTTTGATCACATCAAAGTCACCTAGTTTGAATGATTGGCAGTCAGCAAAGTAGAAGTCAACAACAGCAACCTGTTGCGGTCTGTACGTCTTGTTCTTTAGAGTTCTGGCTTTAATGGTCTGACCTACTGGCTCATCTTTAAACTTCAACCACTCATCTCGTTTTACTTCTAGTCTTACAAAGTAATGAAAGTTCTTGGCTTTACCACCTGGTGTGGTGCGTGGGTCTCCATACATCACGCCAATCTTCTCGCGCCATTGGTTGATGATCAAACCAGTGCACCCGCGATCCTCGTTAATCAACGACCGCTTTTGCGCCTTGCTGCTCTTACGGAAAAACTTTCCAGTCAGTCTAGCTCCTAGACCCATGGAGAACTCATCCATCATCTTCTCAGCTTCATCACCGGGGACTAGTGCCGGAAGTGAATCTAGAACAATGCAGTCAACTGCCCTATTCTCCATTGCGCGAATAATAAGATCGTAGACTTGCTCCATTACGTTAGTCTCAACTACCCACAGGCGGTCTAGATCAACGCCGATAGCTTTTGCATAGTCTGGAACAAATTCTTCGGCGGCAATCCACATAGCCACCCACTCCGGGTCAGCAGCTTGGTTAGCAGCAATGGTCTTGTAAGCCAAAGCTGTCTTCCCTGATGACTCATCACCAATGATCTCAGACCATTGGTTCATAGGCCACCCGCCGCCAAGCATAAGATCAAAAGCTAGTACTCCTGTTGTAATACGGGGCACTTCTTCTTTTACCTGGTTTCCTTGTACAATAACTTGATCTCCATATTTCTTGTTAATAGAAGAAATAATGGATTCAAGGCTCTCACGGCCAGTTTCACTTTTCATTGTTTTCCTTGTTGTTATACTCCCCAAGAAGCTTGGGAGGCTTGGTCGTACATACCATTCCAACCGCATTCAAAGCATCGCGGTGCTGGGCTGTTACCGTTGATTGTTGTGTTTCCACCTTTAGCTGTACGCACAAATACGTTACCACTACCACACTCTGGGCAGGTTAGATTCCCCTGCTTCTTAGCAGCTTCTCCTCGACCTTCCCATAGATGCGGTTGTCTTAGGGCTTCACCCATGGTAATGGGTTCGTTTGATACAGGTTGTTGAGGTAGTGGAGTGTCTCTGTATGGCTGAGGATTAGAGTGAGTCAGCCCAGACGGTAGGCGTATAGGGATTGTAGTCGGTGGCATAGATGAAGTTGTGGGTCTAGAAGAAGTGGTTGGATTACCACTAAGTTTCTTAGACCACCAATCACTGCTCATCCTCGTCATCCTCCTCTAAGTCGTAATCGTCATCTGATAGTGCTGATGATAACATGAATCCTAGCAGTGACACAATATTAGTTTCAACTAATGATGGGTCATACTTCTCAGGTTCGACAATGTTCAGCATCTCTTGGTCAATTAGGTGAGCTATGGCTGCTATACCAAAGGCTGTAATAATGTTCTCTGTAGAGACAATGGTGTCCTCGTCTAGATCGCTAGTATCACGCAGGATGTTTACCATCCAGTTTGCGCATTCTTTTACGCTGTCTAGGATACCTGCGTGAGATAAAGTAAACCATTTTTGCATTATGTCCATGATTTCGTGTTCTTGAACTTCTGCAGAGGGAACAGAGAACCCTGCAGCATGCGCTAACTTCTGCCCTTCAAGTATAGAAAGGGTGAGGTAAAAGTTACGCTCTTCGACTGGACTTGACGCCATCATCACCCTTTCGCCTCCGACCAATTATACGCTGAGTGGCATGAAACTTTTAACGGAATACCATTAATAATGTTACCATCTCCCATAGCTAATACAAACTTTTGCTGTAACTCGTCAACTATCTGCTCTGGGACCATGGCTACTAGTTCGTCATGCACCTGGACTAAGATCTTTGATCCTGTCCCAGTTAGTACATTGTTTACATCAATCATGGCTTTCTTACATATGTCAGCAGCAGAACCCTGTACCACCGCGTTGACTGCCTGTCTCTCTGCTCTGGACTTTAACATGCTGTCATCCGAGCGCAGATCTGGCAGTCTACGCCGTCTTCCTGAGATGGTCTCAACGTACCCATTCTTGATACCTGCTTCAATAACACTCTTTTTCCATTTAGTGATGCCAGAGAACTGCTTGTAGTACTGATCGATGACGGAGCGTGCGTGTTCTACGTCAACTCCTGTGGTTCTTGCCAACTTTTGAGGGCCACCACCATAAGCCGTGAGAAAGTTAACACCTTTACCAAGCTGGCGTTCTTCTGGGGTAACCTCAGACACATCCTTACCTAGGATAAGAGCGGCAGCACCCGCGTGGATGTCCTCGTTGTTCAAGAAAAACTCGCTCATCTTTTTGTCTCCGGAGAACATGCACATAACACGAAGCTCGATCTGGTCGTAGTCAGCGACTAGCAATACATGGCCGGGGTTAGCTACGAATAAACCACGGACGCTACTGTCTCTTGGGATGTTTTGCAGATTGGGGTTGCTGGAGGAAAGTCTTCCAGTAGCTGTTCTATGCAGGTGGAACGACGGGTGCAGAGAACCTTTGTGTAGTTTGGTAAGTAACCCATCAACATAGGTTGACTTGATCTTTTTAGTTTCTGCCCAGTCTATAAGCAGCGGTACTACAGGGTGTTTGCTTTCAAGATTGCGAAGAGCTTCTTCATCAACCGATGCCGAACCCTTGTCGGTGTACTTGGTGGGCTTTAGCCCAAGACCACCCTCGCTTTTCTTGCTAAACAACAGTTGTTGTTTGTGCTTAGGGCTGTCTGGGTTAAACCCAGGAGGTGCGTAATCCATCATCCCAAGCAAGAGTTCATTTAGATGAGTGTCTAACTCTTTGCCAAGCCTAGTCATGGAGCGATGGTCTACGGGTATCCCGTTGTCTTCCATGTCCATCAACACACGGATAACCTCCATGTCTTGCCGAAGGCAGGAAAGCAACTGCTCTTTATTTTGGATCTTTTGCCACAGGACTTTGTATAGATGCCATGTCCACTTTACGTCTAGGTGCACGTACCTAACTGCTTTGGAGAATGGCACCTGAGTGATTATTGCACCAATCTTGCCGTCCATGTGATAGGGGTTAAAGCCCCCAAAATTGTGGGCAATCAGTTTGTCAAGGCTGTACTCAGAAAGATTCTCATTGAGAATGTGCTGGATAATCATCGTGTCGATGAACGGCCCATCGGGTAAGCGGTCGTTGTAATACTTGCGGATCGATCTGGCGTCAAACTTGACGTTGTGGCCAACCTTGACAACATCACTAAAGAAGATTGGTTCCAAAACTTTGAACACGTCAGTACGTGAAAGTTGCTCAGGAGCTGCTGAGTACTCAGCCGGTATGTAGTACCTAGCCTTTGCCATGGACTCTTTGCCATTTGCTAAGACTTTGCGGTAACCAAGAGGTGGTGTGGTTGTACCGTCACCCCGTTCTTCTGGTACGAGTATCTCACCATTTGGGTGGCCCATGGGTACGGCCCAGGACTTACCCTCTGTTGCTAAGCCAATCCAAAAGACTTCGTTTCTCATTGGATCTAGGGCCAAAGTGTTTTGCCACCTAGTGATGATGGCCTCTTTAGATCTAGCCAACACATCCTCAGATGTTGTTTTCAGAGTGCTTTCGTGCTGCTTCCACTCTTGTTCAATCCACGCAAGAACATCACTGTGACGTTCTACGTTGCCGCGTGTTTCTACGTCAAAAGCAAAAGCGCCAACACTCTGGATGTGTTGGACAATTTTGTGAAGCTCTTCAATTGAAGATACTACGTGGGGGGCCATGAGGCCCCCCACGTGGTTGTTGAGTTGTGACATATCAGTCAGACAAATCTTCCAATGCAATCTGGATGAGGTCCTTGCGGGACGGGATCTGAATGATATCGGCGGTGTACACAGACTTGTTCATGACCTTGAAGTCTGCTTCAGTCAGGGTATCGATGTTCCACTCTTCTAGGTCTCGCTCCTTGACCAGCTGGTGGTTGGTTGCGGAGGTAGCACCCTTACCCGAACGGCTTACGGCCCAGAAGTGCTTAGACAAAGGTCCTTGCCGTGGGTCAACGTGGAAGTTCTTGAGTTGGTCAATGACTCTAGGACCAACCTCGTAGGACTTCAGGACTGGCTCTGAATCAGGAGACAGCAAGACAACGTTGAACGCAAACCGTGTTGACGGACGGCTACCGGCATCGCACAGTGGGCAACCCTTGGGGTCGAGGTCGGCAATGCAGGTGAATGACTTCTGTCCTGAGCGCTCAACCCAGTGCTGTCTGTAGGTAGCGTAAGGCTCATCTTCAAGGAACTTGATGATGATTGGTTCTTCGCTAACACGAAGGCGTTGGGCGTACGGTGAGTCTGCGGACTTTGCCTGCTCTACTGCTCCCCATCCACGGCGGATGGCACTCGCGGCACTAACAGATACCGCGTCGTCGTCCTCTACTACCTTTGTCTGTCGGCGTACAGGAGCTTCTTCTTCCATCACTTCGGTATCGTCGTCGTCGTATCTTGACATGTTTTTCTCTTTTCTCTTGTTAGTTGGGCCACTTGTTTTTTATGTGTTTTCTGAAACCATCCCAATTGGCCTTGTTGGGATCGTCTATCTTGAAATGCTCAAGAGCATCCATCAAGAACTCTACCTGCTCCAAACTGTAAAGTCTACGACCTTTCAAAGTTTTTCCAGGAATTTGTTCGCCCCTTGGCGTGGGTGTTCTGTAGGTGGCTTTGGGTATCCACCCCTGTTGCTCCCACATCCTAATCGTAACTGGCTTACGATTCAAGCATTTTGCAAGTTCTCCTACTGTGTAGAACACCCGCTCTTCACCACTAATTCTAAAGACTTTACCTTTTGCTCCGTTGAAACGGTCGTCAAGTCGGTTGTCAGACTTCTTTGAAGAACGATTCTTTGGTGGGGTCTTTCCAGGGAAGTCTGGTAGATCATTGAAAAAGTCAAGAGGATCGCGTGGCACTTGTTGCCTCCATGTAGGCGTTCTTCCAGTAGTCACGTTCTTCCATCAAAAACTCAATCAAGGACACTGCCTGTTTAAAGCGTACTACGTCGTAAGTTCCACCAGTTGCAGTATGCACAACAGCGTGTGCTTTTAACCATTCGTAGATTTCACTCGTCGTCATAACTCTTGCTTTCTGAGAACTTGAAAGCCCACGTCTCTTTCTTTACATACAAGTTGTCTAGGGCTGGCTTTAGCTCTGGGTTTTCCCATACCTTACCAAGAAGCTTATCTTCATCCAGTACTCTAACTACCTCAGACACATCATCCCAAATGTTGTTCTCCTTGGCCCATGACTCAGCCTCCCTAGAATCTAGGTTAACCGAAACACGACGCTCTCTTTTGATCTGGAAGTCTCCAGCTCTCAGCCACTTATGTCCTTTGTCATCCTCGTCACCAAAGGTGTCTGCTTGGTCATTTAGCTCTTTCTTTAGTTGATCTAGTCTGACCTGGTACTTATCAATTAAGCTCTTAAGGTCACTGTATTCCTTGCTGATCAGGGCTAACTCCTGAGCAGGGTATCTACGGATAATCTTAACAACCTTTTCCATGTCTCTCCTATACGTGTGATTGTTTTAAGAAGTTTGAGAGGCTACCCAATGTAATGTCAAACCCACCCTTGTGGTCGTGGTGTTTCCCATCGACAAACGCTTCGTTAATTGAACGCTTTTGTTGCAGCATCTCATACTGTCTCTCTTCAATACTACCCTGCATAACAAAAGTTGCAATAGTTACATGGGGAAATTGTGAAGATAACCGGATTATTCGCGCTTCTCTTTGTTCTAGCTTACCGCTACTCCACGGGAGGTCATAGGATATCAGGTAGTTTGCCATCGGCAAGTCTACTCCGTATCCCCCAGCATCAGAAGATAAGAACAGACGTGTGTCTGGATCGTTTCCAAATAGCTGTTTTGCCTTGTCTTTTTCCTCAGCGCTCATACCACCCATGAACAGAACGCTGTTCGTTAACTTTGAAGTTGCTTGTTGAATCAGTCTTAGGTTCTCCTTAAAGAAGGAAAACAAAACTACTTTGTTTTTGGGATCGGCGGAGAGAACTTCCTCGATATACTCGACCACTGCATCTAATTTTGGAGACGCCGTAACCTTAGACATGAGTCCTCTAGAATAGATATCATGAGCATAAGCGCTGCCTTCATCAGGCCTCTTTGGATCGGCGTAAATTTCTGAGGATCTAACCACTAGTTGTGGGTTATCACACAGCATCCTTAGCACCGTTAACCTGGACATAATCTGTCCCTGGGCTTCGTTAGACTCAGGATCGTTGTAGTGCTTCCATAGGTTAAAAGACCCACCATGTTTAGACATAGCCTGTTGTAGATGGTACAACAAGTCTTTTGCGATTGACCTATAGAGGGAAGCCCCAGCCTCATCAAATGGTACAGGGATTACTTGGTGAATAATCTCAGGAAGTTGATCAGCGATGTCTTCACGAGTCTTTCTGATCATGCAGTGTGACAAGGAGTTGTGCAGCTCCATTAAGTTTCTGTACCTTAAGGGCTTACCCCAGTGATCACGCACAATGAATGTGCGGTCAAAGTCTGTGAACGGGCCAAGAACCGTTGGGTCTACGAATTCCATTATTGAAAACAGTTCTTCAGGTTTATTCTCAATAGGCTGTCCTGTAAG